GGCAGTGTTATAACCTGAAAAATCCCCTGAAAAAAATAAAACATTATTTATAAACATATTTCAAATTCTTTAACCTCCCCTTTTCATAAGAAAAACTCCCTGTAAAAAATATTTTATTTTTCACATTTATCCTTAAAAATATTTTAAATTCCCGGTGTCCTTAACACATAAACTATTTATAGCTGCCAGCACGTTTCATCTTCTTTTCTTTTTGGTTTATTTAATAAATATTTCAATAATTAAGGAGGAATCTATGTCAATACATTTAGGAGTTACTCTTACAAACGCAAAGCCTATGACCCGCAGGGATTATAATATTTTCAGAGGGTGGGAACTGCCTGCAAATGAATGGGGAAAAGACAAAGGTTATCTGGTTCATAATGTAGATGGGCATCTTACCTGGTGGCCTAAAAAGGTTTTTGATAGGAAGAATATTGCTCTGACCAAACATAACACAATTACTCAAAAAGATGTGGATAACATGATAGATCAAATCCATATTGACACCATTGAACCCAATGATTCCGGTACCAAGGTTACGATAGTGACTGTTACTTTAATTAATGGTTTTACTATTACTGAATCCAGTTCCTGTGTTGACCCGGATAATTATGACCATGAAATAGGTTTAATGGCTTGTATGGAAAAAATAGAATCTAAGGTTTGGTTTCTTCTTGGTTTTCTTTTGTCTTGTGGTTTGAATGGTTTTCAGAAAGGGAAGGTATAAATGGGAAATTTATCAAAGTTAGTCTCGAAAGAACCTATTATGAAATACTTTGATTTCAAGCATTTACCGGAAAGTTTACAAGAGATTAGTCTGCCTTTTTATAATATCGCTCATACCCTGAATAAAGAGTTGCCCGATAACGCAGAGAAGGAGACTGGTTTAAGGAAGTTACTGGAAGCAAAAGACTGTATGGTGAGGGCAGCTACATGACTAAAGTTAAATACGATTACCCTTCTGCTAAAGAAATTATTTGTAAGACTTGTGAACTGAAAAACAAGGCTTTACGGGAAGATACTCGAATCGCAGATAATGTAAATTTATTTAAGTTATTAGCAGAAACAGTTTCAGCAACAGGTGGTTGGATAAAAACTACTGAAGCCATGGAGATTCCCCATACTGGTTGTTTGGTTCAAGTTACTACTAAACAACGTAACCCAGATGGTTCTTGGGCAATATCTGAAGCAGTAACCTTCGTTCCTGGAGTAGTTCTTTTGGAAAATGCAGCAGGACGTTGTTTAATAAAGGCACCTTAATTATGATGACACCTGAAGAGTTTAAAGCAGCTTTACCTGTCCAACTTAAAAATTCTGTTACCACAGAGGTAATGGATAATATTAATCGGGTTTTGGGTGGCCCGGATAGCACGGAAGCTTTTAAAGAGAATCTACTTTCGTACACCAGGGTACTATTGGAAGGTCGCTTTAAGATGACGAGCTATGTCAGTGCTGTTCGTTATGTAAGTTTCAAGCTTTTGGGGGGAACCAATAAAGCAGCTTTTACAGCTACTTTTCCTGATAAGATTGCCCGGTGGAAAGCCAAAGGAGTATCGGAAAAAGATCAATCCAGTTACATATCCATGTATCATAAAAGTAAACTGGTAAATTTGATCATGGAGCAGAGTTTAATTCCGGTACATATTCTTAATGCTCCTGTACGTCAGCAGGCTATTAATGTCCTGGCTGATTTAATGATGAATGCAAATTCTGAAAAAGTCAGAAGTGATTCTGCAGCCCATATTGTAAAAGAACTCAGGCCACCTGAAACCACCAAGGTAGAGTTGGATTTGGGGCACAAAGCAGATAAGACCTTGGATACTTTAAGAGAGTCTACCCGAGCTTTAATTGAACAACAGAAGCGTATGCTTGCAGAAGGATTGACTTCGGTTAAAACCATTGCAGAAGGGGTTATCGTTGTCAAAGAGTAAGTCTTTAATTAAAGTTACTTATTCTGATGGGTATATAGAGAATAGAACAGACCCTGCTCATGGGTACAGTCTGCGTCGTAAAGGAGACAGGCCCATTCTTATTGAGGTGTTTGGTTCGAACTCACCGGAAGTTTTGAAACGCTGTGAATACGGAGTACATCCTCTGTGGGGTAAAGTCGTTGTCAAACAGTAATGATCTTTTAAACGTCGAGATTCCTGAAAAGTCAGTTGAAGATTGGCTTCGTGAAGTTAATTATGGTTACGACCCTGGCTACATGCCTTCTGATTTTGCTTTGGAATTCATTACCTTCATTAAGCTGGTAAACGGGGCAGAAGGTGAAGAGAATAAATCCCCGGTTATCCACTTACAAATGCTGGATAATATTCAAAGGAATGACAAAGATACAATTAATATGTGCCATCGTGGATCAGCAAAAACTACTCTTCTTGGTTCGTATCTTATTCTTTATATTGCCACTTATGGAGAGATACCTGGTTTTGGAAAAGTTGGGTATACCCTGTATGTTTCTGACGCTGTAGAGAATGGGGTTAAAAAAATGAGGCTTGATCTTGAGTTCAGATGGCAGAATTCAGAATTCCTTCAAGAGTGGGTACCGGAAGTTAAATTCACTGATGTCCGTTGGCAATTTGTTAATAAAGACGGCGTTAAATCGGTTGTTAGCGGCCACGGGGCAAAAACAGGTGTGCGTGGTACCAAGGAGTTAGGTAAACGTCCCGTATTGGCTATTCTTGATGATTTAATTTCTGATGATGATGCCAGGTCTGCTACAGTTATTGCCTCAGTGGAGGACACGGTTTACAAAGCTGTAGATTATGCCTTACATCCTCAAAGACGTAAGATCATATGGTCAGGTACCCCATTCAATGCAAAAGATCCATTATATAAGGCCGTAGAGTCTGGTGCATGGCATGTTAATGTTTACCCCATATGTGAACATTGGCCATGCACAAAAAACGAATTTAAGGGGTCTTGGGAGGATCGTTTCACTTATGAATATGTAAAGCGTCAGTATACTAAAGCAGTTAAAGCTGGAAAAGTAGCATCCTTTAACCAGGAGTTGATGTTGCGAATTATGTCAGATGAAGATCGCTTAATAGCTGATGATGAGATTTGCTGGTATTCCAGAGATACCTTAATACAGCGCAAAAGTTCATTTAATTATTATATTACGACGGATTTCGCAACCTCAGATCGTGAGAGTGCAGATTTTTCTGTCATCTCTGCATGGGCTTTCAATTCTAAAGGTCAATGGTTTTGGGTTGATGGAATTTGTAAAAAACAAACCATGGATAAAAATATTGACGATTTATTTCGTCTGGCTCGTAAATGGTTATTAAATTTACAGCAGGTGGGTATAGAAATATCCGGCCAGCAAGGTGGGTTTATTCCTTGGATTCAAGACCAGATGATTGTTCGTGGTATTTATTTTAATTTAGCCAAAGATAAAAACAGCAGTAAATTAGGCATTCGCCCAAATACTAATAAGATGCAACGGTTTAATATTGTGGTGCCCTTCTTCAAGACTCACCAGATATTCTTCCCCAGAGAAATGAAAGAATCTCTTATTATGCGGGAAGCTGTAAATGAATTAGAATTGGTTTCCCCTGCAGGCATGAAAGCAAAGCATGATGATTTTTTAGACACCATTTCCATGCTTGCTAATTTAACTGCTTGGAAACCTTGTGAAGATGCCCCTCTAACCCAAGATAAAGATACTAAACTGTGGGAGATAGAAGAAATAGAGAATGAATCTTCTGGTCTTTCTTCTTATGTAGTTTAAAAGGAAAATTATGGTCTTACAAGAGTTGTTCGATAATCTGGCTTCAGGGGAATTTTCAGGGTTAGCATTAGCCAATTCCGTTACGGGGTCTATTAAAGAAGAAGCGTATCCAAAAGTAATCAATGCAGTTAACCGGGGTTTAACCGAAATATATAAACGTTTCTTACTTAAAAAGAAGAAAGTTTTTTTGGTTCAACAAGAAGGATTAACTTATTATTATTTACGAACTGATTACTTGGGTTTTTCTAATTTTACCTCTGAGGATGCTTATTTATTAGATCATCCTGCAGAAGAATTTCAAAATGACGTTTTGCGGGTTTTGAATATTACAGACGAAGAGGATAATATAATACCCTTAAATCCTTCACGTCCTCACAGTAATCAAACGTTTTTTCAAGCTTCTCAATTTGATATTTTAAATTTAGTAACATCAAATACAGGGCAAACTTTTACGGTAGAATACCAGGCTAAATACCCACGAATCACCATTACAGAAACTTTTAATCCAGAAACATACCAGCTTTATTATCCTCCTTTTATTGAAGATATTTTAATTAATTATGTTGCTTCCTTGCTGGTTAAAGGGAAAACAACTAAGGCTTCTGAAGGGGAAGGGTATGCTTCAAATACCTTTGCTGCGAAATATGAAAAAGCGTGTTTAAAATTAATTGAACTGGGCCTTGCTGAAGAATCTTCTTCTCAAGATTTCCGTTTTGAAAGGAAGGGCTTTGTATGATACCAGGCCAATATCCTATTGTCATTTGGCGGGGAGGAACATGGTCTGTTGG